CCTCTGTATGGGTTAACTCCCATACCTTATGCCAAAAAGAAAAGCCCGGGTCAAGCCCGGGCTTAGGTTTTATTTTTGGATAGTCTTAACGGCGCTCTTTGTTTCAATCCAAACGTGCTGGTTAACGTGGACGATGGTTTTCATGCTCGGCCTCCTCATCATCTGGGGTTACGTCCCTATCTTCAATCTCGTAAAGCCAGCCGGGCGGAAGGTTTCTAACATCAACCACGCAACCCGCCTCAATAATTACGGTGATGGTATCCATTATGCCGCACCGTTAAAAGTGAAAGGATAGTTCCGGTAAGCCTCTATAAATTCTGGGGAGGCATATTTGAGATGCATCGTGTCTAGTATGTTCTCGCGATATGTGTCGCCATACTCCCAGCGGCCAAATGTACCATCCGAACGGCCTGCACGGCCTGCAATAAACCACGCCGCATGGCGGGGGTTTTTATCTTCATCCTCCGGCGGCTCATATGCTTGCAAAACGCGCTGTTCTAAAGTGCCAATCCAAGGGACAGTATGCTTAGAGTTTGGCTGCCCGACGAAAATCGCATAAGGGTCATAAATATCTCTCAAGTCAGATAGTAAGTAAGTCATAGTCATATCTCCTATGTATGGGTTAAAGCGCATACGTTATGACAGAAAAGAAAACCCGGGTCAAGCCCGGGTCAAGTTTTATTTTTTCTTAGCGTCATCCCTTTTCTTTAGAAGGTCATACGCCTCATCAAAAGATTTAGCAGTGCCCCTTAAAAACTCCTACGGCGGCGGGACCTTGTCCGCATCTTTTTTGGGGGTGATATGTTGGCGTACTTTTTCCAATCTGGCCCGTACAACAGGCGTCCAAGTAAACTAAGTAGAAACACTGACGTCTCCTTTGATTGGATCAAACACATAGTTTACCGGATCATCACTTTCCTCAGTTGTGAAATCAACAGGCATGGTCCAGACCCCAAACCTACGGTCAGCACTAAGCCGCGCCTCCTCCTGGGTGGCAAAACGCTGGCCGTTATAGGCCCTTTCGTTGTCGTTCATAATGAACACGGGTTTCCAAGACATCTCTATTCTCCTTTCTCTCGTTGTTGTGATCAGTCCCGGCTTGGCGTTGCAGCGCTTCGCCGGGACGTTTGCACCCGAAACCCCGGCCACGTTTTCACGCTCCGGGGCTGGGGCCTAGTGGCCGATGTTGGGGGCGTACTCCTAGGTCAATTTTGCCTATTCTCCCCGCGCCTGGCGTACCGCTCAAAACGCAACACATTGTCAAAATAAATTCGCTTGTGGCCATTCTGGTGATAATGGACAACCCCACGGCTTGCGCGGGGCGCTGACCTTTTATCGGGTGTTCCGTCTGCCTTGGGCGGGACGTAAAATTTTATTTTTACGGTCCAGCCATGACGGCGAGGATGCGGGATTGTTTCTGTGTGATGGTAAATCATGTCTTTATCCCTTCGGTTAGGTGGTAGTTTGCACCCCAAAGCCCTGGCCAGGTGTGCGTCCAGGGCTGGGGCCTAGTGGCCGGCCAGGTCGGCTTGGCGTTCGTTGATTGATTTAGGCATCGTCTGGGAATTTCCTCTTTACCGCTTGAAGCGCTTTAATCAGGCGGTCCACCTCGGCCTTCGTCAATTTTGCCTGATCATCATACCACTCAACAAAAGCCGTCTGACTTTCATGATGGAACCCGACCATTCCAAGCTCCAGCGTAGTGCCTTTATTCCAGATCGTCGTATGATCCATTTCAAAGCCTTCTCTAAGAATGCCCATCTCGATTCTCCGTTGTGTTAAGGAGCGGGCACTGTATGCGATTATCTAGGACAAATCAACCCCATAATTTCATCCCAATTAAATGGCTCCTCAACTAAAAGATTTGGCGGGCAGTTTATCCCTTCCATTCTGGCGTCAATAGCTTTGGACGCATGGTAGACTCGGATTGTGTCTTTCTCTTTGCGGGTAGACCGTCTAACCAAAATCCAGGCGCTGCCGTTCTTATGGTTATCCATCCAAGTTATCTGATGGGGAGATAGCTCTATCGCTCTACCGCCAGTATGTTTTAGCTCCACAAAATGAAACAAGCCGTTCTCATCTTGTATGATGACATCAGGTATCCCCGGCGTCGCCCAGGTCTCCAGCCTCGTCATCAATAGTTTCCTCTGGCTCTTCGTCACCCCTTCCTTCATTAGCTTCCACAAGCCGCTTTCTCGCTTTGCTGCGGTTCGCGGTATTGTCCGGCTCTTCGGGAGTGATATCGATGGTGATGGGGGCATAGCTCTGCTTGATCTCCTCTAAGGCTTTTAACACTTCGTCTTTAGACATGGAATCGATGGACCCATGTCTGATCTCGGACTTGTTCACATATATGTCTCCTTGGGCCTGCCCACGTCGATACTCGGCCTGGACGGCGGCGGAGTAAGCACCGTTTTGCAATGCCATGTCACGAATTGTCTGGAGGTCGCGCAGATGCCTTTGATAGGTTACCCCAAATTTTACGTCTAGCTCCTCGCGGTACGCCCGGATAGCAGCTACTACGTGGGGGCTCTTATCGGGATTAGTAAGCTCATAAGCCCTACTGTGGGCGCTGCTAGCAGGGTAGCCTGCATTAATGGCCGCCTCCCGCAATGTTATCTGCCCGTCCTTGCTGACAAGTTCCTTTACGAAAAGCTCCTGCTTACGGGTTAGCTTAGTATTTGCGGTCAGCGGTTTCCGACCACGGGTCTCAACCCAATCAGGATCAGCGTCTTTTTTCTTTACAGCATGTTTGCCCATTTTCTTCACCGTTAATTTACATGAGGCCTACAAGTTTTCTGCCTTATATATAAGGGGGGTTCAACCAAATTTTTAAGAAATTTACGCTCTCAGATGGCATCCAATCACCTTGGGTGGAACAAATGGAACACTTTTTGGACTTAGTGGAACACGATTTTTGAACTCCAATAAGGGATACAGAGCTTTGTTCCATTTGTTCCACGTGTTCCACCCCAAAAATAATTTTTTTCAAAAAAAATAATTTCTCCCCTATATATATATAGCGATTTGCCTGGAACAGTTTAAGTGGACCGAGAGCCGTGGTTTATGGTTATTGGTCTAAGCGACCATCTCTCGCTCGGATAACGGCATTAGGGTTTTTCTGCTTCGACACATCTGTGTCTGGCATTTTGACGTTATCTGAGGTTAGTTCAAAGACTTCAGCGATACGTGCCCGTCGTTTCACTTTTGGGTGCTTGATAGAGACAATGCCCTCGGATGAAATACGGCCACACACGTAACGATTGCCACTAATCAATTGCCAGTGCCACCCTGCGACGACCAAGAATATTCGGTCTTTGCGCTGGCCGTGTGTAAGTCGAAGCCAGTGCGCCAGGGTGATGCCCTTGGACCGCCCAAACTTGCAACCTTCGGGCGGGGGTAGCGTGGTCATTTGGATACCGCAGTCGTTGAGGACACTCTCGACCTCGCTTGCATGCGTACCCGTGACCATGCGTTTTCCGGTTTTCATTCGGATTAGCCGTGCAGCCTCTCCGGTAGTCAGATCGGTGACGGCGGATATTACGGAAGGACCGCAAAATCGGTTTTTGTCTTTGCCGTGGTTGACGGCTTTCAGTTTAAGCTTCATTCGATTCTCCAATCGTTAGAGCATCTCGGTCCGCTTAAACCGTCCCAAGCATATTCACAATGTGTAAGAGCGTGACGGGGTTGGCCCCGTTCTTTCGATATAAGAATTATCGCATATAAAGGTTAACAAAAGGTTAACGGAATTGAGAGAGTTAACTTATATCTAGTTAAGAGTTAGTGTATTATTGCATACCAGCTATGCGTCAAACGCATAACCCCACCAGTATGGAGAAAACTGGTGGGGTTATTCCTAAAAAGGATACGGTTACATCCTTGGCCGCTACTGAACTTAGGAGGCCCACGGCACTTCAGGAATGTTTCATGGCTTTCGCACCGTTAAGAGAAAGCGAGGCACGGCCCTTCATGTCAGAGGGCGGTGAGGGCCTCAACTTAAAATGGTGGGTAGAGCTTGTCCTCCTCTATTTCGTCGGCCTGCTTCCGCAGGGCGTCGGCTCTAGCAAAATCTTTCGAGCGCCACTCTATTTCGTTAGCTTGGCGCAAGAGGTCCTTTCGTAGTTCCAGGCCCGTGGGCCACGTTTGTGGGTTCATGGGGTCCGCTTTTTGCCACTTGAGGACCGTGTCATAACCTTTTGTTATCATATCAAGCATCGTCGTCGCTCCAAACCGCAGATTTGTCGTTGGTCACGAGGTCTCCGAGGCACCTATCGGCTTTTAAGCTGGTAGCTTTGCCCGTTATCCTTTCGAGGCGGGTTATGGCCTTGTCCAAGTCAGCGGCAGTCTGCTTTAGAAAGTGTCCTATGGAGTAATCGACGGGGTCTTTTCCCGGTTCCGGTTGGTCAATGTCCAAGAGCCAGTCAGCACTTACATTAAGGGCCTTGGTCATCGGTTTGATGAAATTGCTGCTCGGCATTGACCTGTTGTTTATCCAACCGTTTATGGATGATTGTGCGACGCCCAATTTGCGTGCTAGCCGCGACTGGGTAGTTTGGGCGCAATACATTGCGACACGGAGCCGTTCTCCAAACGTGGAGTAACGACCAAGTGGCACTAAACCTCTTCGATGGAATTGTGGCGCTGAGATGGGTACATTATTTAGTTTCATTGGTCTCAGCCTCCTCGACAATTTTATCGGCGGCCTTGTACACGTAATCGCACCAATAGTCGGCAGCTTTCCAGCACCCGTCGTTGAAGAGACGCTCCATTTTAATCCAGGCTTCTTCCGTTTCTTGGATTGTACGAAGCCCAACGGTGTAAGTGTCGAGCAGTTCGCGGTTTACACCGCGCATGCAGTTGATGGCGTCAAAGATAATTTTTCGCTCATCGTTGTTTAGTCTAGCCATTTAAGTTCTCCTATGTGTAAGGGCCTATAACATCCCATATAGACCCTTACGACATAGGTGTCAATTATTTATTCTAACGTCTACAAGATCACTTTTTGCGGCCATGGTTTGGATGGAAGTTTTTCTCGCGCTCGGCTTTGCGGCGCACCCGCACGGCCTCGTCAAAGTCCTCGAAGTGTCCGAGGAGCGTGGTCACATAATTGGAGGTTATTTTGGTTCTCCATTTCCGGCGTGCCTTGCACCAACTGACGCCTGTCACACCAGAGATATTTGTTCTGTATCGAGCTTTGTTCTTGCTGTTAGCGCCTGCGGGAACGTCGCGAAGATTAGCGATACGATTATCGGAGCGATTGCCGTTGATGTGATCGATTAGGCCCGAGGGCCAAGATTCGTGAGCAAAGGCCCACACCACACGGTGGGCGTAGACGTAATATGTCTTCTTTTCCCAACGTAGGTAGGTAACGATGTAGCCTTCTTCATTGATGGTTAGGAAGGGTTTCCAAACTACCAGGGGCCCGTCCTTGCAGGCGCGGTACACCAACCCGGTTCGGGTGTCGCATCCAAATTTATCGAAGACTACCTCAACGGGGCAGGCCATGGTTTTCAGCGTAACCGTACTTTAGATTTGCCTTTTTTCTCGCTCGGATGGCGTCCTCCAGTTTTTTAAACTGCCCCAGGAAGATGCGCCGGTTGTTGTAGTGAATTTCGACGTGAAATGAGTTAGATCGTTTTATTTTATAGATGCCGTTGTAGCCGGAGGAATTGTTCTTGGATAGCTTCCGGTTCCGTCCGTTTTCAGCGTTGGTGACGACGCGGAGATTGACGATGCGGTTATCGGCTCGGTCACCGTTGATGTGGTCTATTTGGTCCGTGGGCCACGTTCCGTGGACGAGGGCCCACGCGAGGCGGTGCGCTCGGACGCGCTTTTTTCTGCCAAGGTAGTTTAGCTGGACGTAGACGTATCCGTTGTCCCCGGCGTTTAGTTTCCTAGACCCATACTGAGAAGCCCATGCCTTGCGGTACGTTTCAGACGAAAAGTGTTCAAGGGGGCGCTCTTTCTTCCAGCGAAAGACGCCTGTTTCGGGATCATAGTCAACCGAATCTTTTAAAAAGGATAATAAATCATCCATAGGGT